CAAATTGTTGCGGACTGGTTCAAAGAGAATGTTATTGACCCGATAGTCACGTTCTTCCAAAAACTTTGGGAAGATGTCAGCGGGTTCTTTTCTGACCTTTGGGAAGACATCAAAGAGATTTGGAATATTGTCTCGGATTGGTTCAAAGAACACGTCACTGATCCTGTTGTTGAATGGTTCAAAGGAGTCTGGACCGATGTTAGCGGGTTCTTTGGCAATTTATGGACAGATATCAAGACAGTGTGGGAAACAGTCTCAGGCTGGTTTCAGCAAAACGTTATCGATCCTGTAGTAACCGCATGGGACACGGCAACAACGAAAATTGGTGAGTTCTTCACTAACATGTGGGATGGAGTGAAAGACGGGGCGAAGATAGCGATCAACTGGGTGATCGAAAAGATCAACGGATTCCTTAGCGGCATTGTGGGTGGAATCAATTCTTTATTCGAGAAATGGAACAGCATCCCGATCCCTGGCTGGCTCTCAATTCCACTAATAGCTGTTCCACAAATCCCCATGCTTGCTACAGGCGCAGTGATCCCAGCCAATGCACCGTTTGCGGCAATCTTAGGTGACCAACGTAACGGAACCAACATCGAAACACCAGAGCGGCTACTGAGAGACCTAATTCGTGAGGAACTCGGTAGAAATCAATCAAGACAGGACACGATCCACAATGTGATTAAGTTAGACGGTCAAGTGTTATATGAAGCGGTCAAGAAGATTGATAAACGAGTGGGCACAAGTCTAATCTCAGGGAGTGGCATACGATGATCATTATTGACGACACAGACTATGACATTCCTATCGTCTCTCTATCCGGACAGGCGGACATGCTGGATAAATACGCAGAGCGGACGGTTGACGGTGTTTTACATCGTGAGTTGATTGGTGTTTATGATAATTATGAAATCCAGTTTGCGCCATCCTATCGCGATTCAGCGACTTACTCTGACCTTTGGTTCAAGCTTACTGAGCCCACCCCCTGGCATACGGTGAAGTTCCCCACTATCTTCGGTGAACGTGAGATTGAGGGCTACTTTGCAAATACCCGCCATGAGGTGAGCAAGCAAAAGGGTGGGGTTACGTACTGGAGGGGGCTGTCAACGTCCTTCGTGTCAAGAAGTAAGAGACCGACAACATAATGGCAGAGACTTATCCGATTATTCGATTTGTGTTAGATGGTACTCCGGTGGTGTTTGCTGACTCCGACATTTTGGAGTGTAACGTCTTATTTGAGACTCATCCTATAAGCGCAACTCTGCCAGTAAGCACTGCATCAGTGCTCATATTCACTACTGACCCACGATTCTCAATTTATTCCGATGGGTCGTTCTATAACGCATTGTCTAAGCATTTGCCCATGACGCTCTATGTGTATGTGGATGGAATAAAACAATTGATTGGGCAGTTCTACCTTGATACATGGGAGATGGAAACGGAAAACACCTTGAGATTTCAGTTAGTTGATATTTTGGGTGTTTGTGCAAACACAGAATATCCTGGGTCTTTCTGGGAAACCGATACATATATCTCTTTTATTATTGATGACATATTGAAGTACGTTGGAAAACAGCTGTACTATGGCGACGAATCATTATTAATAAAGAAATTCAAGGGTTGGATTCCACCATCGAACGTTAGAGATGCCTTGCAGCAAGTGTGTTTCGTGGCACGGGCAACAGTGCGAACAAACAACAATAAGTATTTAGTATTTCGCAATGCGACTTTACCTGAACAGTCACAAGCTGGTTCTTATGCCACCGTAACCAATGCAGAAAAAGCCGGTGATCAGGTTGTGACTCACCTGCCACAAGTGACAGACATTGAACTGATCAGTCACGATTACTACAACTTGGGTGCTGAAGCTCAAACCGTTGAGGAAATCTACTCCGCTTGGCTTGAGCCAGGAAATTATATTATTTCATATCCCAAACCATACTGGAAAGTGTGGGGTGTGGGTGCAGGTGCATTTCCTATCTATGTTGCTACTGAGGACGGCAGGGTGATTGTTACTGAGGATTCCGTCGGTGTTTGGGGCGACGCTACCGTTCGAGTGGCGACCGAAATGGAAACATTCATGTTTGGCAGCAACTTTGTATCTGTCAACGTAACAGTTGCAGGTCAAATCACCTTGTGGGGTTATCCGTGGTTGTCAGCAGATAGATCTCATAGACACCATGAGATTGCCGACACAAGCAACGCCATCACGGTTGAAAATGCAATGTTGGTTAATTCCGGAAACGCTCAAGATGTCCTAAATAAGATCGTTGAATACTACAACTTGCGACATCAAACACGTGTCAAGATGTTCCCAAAGATTATGGATATCGGAACGTTGTGCAAAATTGATTCGTTCAGAGAAAAACAGCTACTCGGGGTTGCTGAGCGATTTGAGATTGATTTGACTGGTGGGTATATAAACAATGCAACATTTCGAGGGATGGAATATATCCCTGAGTAATACTGAGGAGAAACTATGGCTGACCCAATTGTAGTAAAAGTATCAGAACTAACAGAACTGACAGATTTGGCAACAGGCGATTTGGTTACTGTTGTTGATGTGTCGGAGGCAGTATCTGCGAATAAAACCAAAAAACTTCAAGCAGGTAATCTGAAGCTGTTTACCAGCGGTCAACTCGCAAACTCGATTATTACGGCTGCACAACTTGCCAATGATGCCGTTGAAACTGTGGCGATCAAAGACGCGAACGTTACCACCGCAAAACTGGCAGCAGGAGCAGTTACAGCAACCCAAATAGCGGATACCACTATCACTGGCGGGAAGTTAGTCAACGGGACAATCACCGCAACCCAAATTGCAAATACCACAATCACAGCGGCACAAATAGCTGATAATGCGGTCACTGAATCAAAACTTGGAACGATTAAGCGCACTTTTATGATTAGGGTAACTGGCCCGTTAGACGAAGTTGAGGTTGTTAATTTTGGTAGTTTTTTCCCGTGGCCTGTTTCTCTCAACGGCTTTGTTGTTGTTGACGCAAGGATAAACTTACGGGTCGCAGGTACTTCTACCACGACTGTTGTTCTTTCGAATCAAGGTGGAACGATGGCAACCCTTTCGCTCGCTTCTGGGGCAACAGGTATGAGTGCAACTGGAACAATAGCGTCTTCTTATCGCACCGCCTCAACAAACAGTTTTTTGGCTGTCAATGTAAGTGCTGCTGGAACAAATGCAGCAGGGCTAACTATCACGCTTGTATTGGAGGGAAATCCAGCATGAGCGACACCATAATCCTTCCTATGAGTTGGTGTACCTACTTGGAGTCTAATTACAATGTGTCACGTAATCCTATGGGGGATAATAATATTTGGGTGGGCTGGAGTACGACGAAATACTACTGTCCAATTATCAAGTTCAACACAAGCGGCATGAGTGTAATTCCACCAGGCGCGTCAATTACAGCAAAAATATATTTCAGATCGGGGCAACCCGGACCTACCTTTACTTCCCCCATTGCTTGTACGATTTACCAACTTCTAAAACCAGCGACGGCAGATGCTCATTGGACAAAGTATGACCTGACAAACAACTGGACTTCCCCTGGGGCATCGTCGCCAGACAGCGATTACAAGTCAACCCCAATGGGAACTTTTACCATTTCTACATCAAACACCTGGTTCAGTGCTTCAATAGGTACTCAGGCTATTAGAAGTTTGTACACCTCTAACCTCCCCATATTTGTTGTTCCCCCCGCTGGCAACCCGTCTTATTCTTACACGCAAATCTACACCAGGACGCTGTACCCAGAATACTACCCTTACATAGAAGTTACTTATAAACAGGGTGGGCTTGCTGGCGATGTAACAATGTTTTAGAAAAGGAAAACTATGGCAAAACTTTACCCAATATCAACCGCGCATAATCACGACGAAGTGTATGCAAAGATAGGCGAAAGCGGTGTTACAGATCACGGTGCATTGACTGGTTTAGGGGATAATGACCACCCACAGTATCTGCTAACTACTGCGAAGGCAGCTGATAGTGACAAGCTGGACGGACTTGATTCTACCGACTTTGGTAGACCAGTTTTTCTTGTCACTCCGCTAACTTCTACAAGTTGGGATGGTGATTTATTCAGCACAACTGCGAAGACGCTCATTGACCTTAGCGCGGTATTTGGAGCACCAGCGGGGATCAAAGCAATATTGGCGGAATACTCGATTAAAGATTCCGGCTCGTCCAATGGTACGTGCCGTCTCGTGCTATCCCCAAACAATATAAACATGACAGGCGTACATTTGATGGGATCGCCAACCAATAATCACTTTACTACCTCAAACGCCATCATACCATGTGATGTCAATGGGGATGTTTATTATCAGATTGTCGCAAGCGGAACAAATACGATGACTATATATATCCAAATACTGGGGTACTGGTTATGAGCAACTTACCTTTCGGAATTGACATAAGCAAGTGGAATGGCGTGAATGACCATGCCAAAATGAGAGCCAATGCTGCTTTTGTGTTTGTGAAAGCAACTGAATCTTGGGGCTATACCGACCCGAAGTTCTACGAAAACTGGGTTGGGTTGGCAGGTCACAATCGAGGCGCGTACTGTTACGTCTGGTTGTCAGACGACCCCTTGCGACAGGCTAACCACCTGATTGACATTGTTACTCAAGCTGGCGTGGACTGGAAGTATGACCGGCTGGTACTCGACCTTGAGAAGAGCGGCCACGGATTATCAAAAGCAGAGGTATCAAGGCGTGTGCTCCTGATGACGGAACGTATCAAGGAAGTGACTGGTAGATATCCAATTCTCTACTCTCGCAAGTATTGGGTTCAGGACAATATGCTTTTGACCGACCCACGACTTATCAACGCTGACTGGTGGCTGGCGTATTATCGGACAGCACTCCCTTATCCGCTATACACTCCAGAGATGCCGCCTCCACCGTTAATGCCAACAGGTGTGAACAGATGGTTATTTCACCAGACCTGTGATAGGGGTAAGGGCAAAGAGGTTGGAGTTGGCTCGTACTATGTAGACCAAAACAGGTTTAATGGAACAAAAGCGGAGCTGGACGCTTACTTCGGGCGTGGAACGAACAACGTTTACCTGCCAATTATTACCAACCCAGAACCAGAACCTACTGAGGACGATTGGACGGGGTTGCTGAAAGTGAAGCTCTGGTCGCAAAAAGACGTTCGTTGGGGCAATGACCGGATGGGGTCAAGCGGTGTTCTGATGAAACATCAGGGTTGCTTGGTTACAAATGTTGCGAATTATCTGGATTATCTGGGCGTAGATACAGACCCTGAACGATATAACAACCTGCTCGGTTTGAAGGGTGGGTATCAATACAACTATGTAGGCGGTATCAAGTATGCCAATATGTACTGGAAATACCCTGGCGTGCTATACCCCCAGATTCAACGTGAACTCACTGACTACACTTGGTACTGGAATGGTATCGGTTGGGAAACACAGGCACGCTCGATTCTCGCAAGTGGCAGACCTGTTCTTGGGCTTGTAGACTTCTACGCAGGCGGTGAACTCGACCAGCACTGGGTATTGATTGTGGGTGAACGTGATGGTAGTTGGTGGGCAGTTGACCCAGAGACGGGCACGCTCATTAACCTCAGTAAGTATGGCAACAAGGTTTATAGAGTAGTCGCTTATCGGAGGAAATAATGCCAATAAAAACACGCTTAACCGCGGCAATCTTATGAATCCAATAGAAGCAGAGGTATTCGAAACCCCGGGCAATCCACAAGAAAAAATGAGGCGGTTGTACGGTAAGGAATTATCGCCCAGTAATGCAAAGAAATACTTGGCAGGCATCCGGTTGCACCTGAACACATTAGCACGGATGAATGCAGATAACAAAAGCACTCAGTATACTCAGCAGGAAACGGTCTACAACAAAGATAAATCGCAAACCATCAAACGGGATATATATCTCAATGATGATGAAGCTGCCTCACCGATCTCAGTAATGAAGAAATGCGGATTTGACCCATTATTATGGGAGGTAGTGACTTGCAGACTGGTAAGCGGGTCGTGGGATGTGACGATCAAGAATGCAGACGGTGAAGGAGTGCTGCATACAAATAGGAAGTATTCCGTCACACTCACGGTCAAGCCACTTGGTGGCAAGCTTACATCTGACCAGATTATCGAGGTGTTCAAGGGGCTGCCTCCGGCAAAGATCACTCAGTATAAACATGCTCAGGGAAATTATATGTTGGAGTTACCGATTATGGACTTTCACCTGGGCAAGCTCGCATGGGGAGAAGAAACCGGTCAAGACGATTATGATCTGAAAATCGCTGAAAGATTGTGGAAAGAAACTGTAACAGACATACTGAGTAAGGTATCAGTGTTAGGTAATCCGGAATACATTTTATTCCCCATCGGTCAGGACTTCTTTCACTTTGATACTCCAGGTGTGACAACGACTTCAGGCACCCAGCTTGATACGGATTCACGCTGGCAAAAAATGTTTACCGAAGGGATTGCCCGCCTCGTAGAAGCAGTGGAAAACTGTCGCGCGCTTGCGCCAGTTAAGATTGTTTGGGTGCCCGGGAACCATGATCAAGTATTAAGTTTCGCGGCAGTAGTGGGTCTATCGCAGCGGTATTGCAACACTAATGACGTAGAGGTAGATCTCTCGCCAACACCTCGAAAGTACCACCTATACGGGTCAAACCTCATTGGCTTTGCACACGGCGAGAATGAGGGCAAACGTCTCGAGGGCCTTATGCAAATCGAAGCCCCTGAGATGTGGGGTAAATCAGTGTGGCGAGAATACCATCTTGGACATCTACATTCCGAGTCAGTGACTACAAAGAACGGCATTGTTTTTCGTCGAATAAGTTCGATCACAGCCCCAGACGCTTGGCATTCAGAAAAAGGTTTTTTGGGTGCGACAAGACAAGCGACGGCATTTGTTTGGGATAGGGA